TTCACCGTTTGTCGGCGGACTTCATCGCGGTTACCGGGGAAGTGCTGAACCTCACTGGTGACCGTTTCGCCAACACCCCAGGCCAGCCACACAGTGCCCACCGGTTTGTTCGGTGAACCACCGTCCGGCCCGGCCACCCCGCTGACCGCCACGGCAAATCGCGCCAGGCTTTTGTCCTGCGCACCACGCACCATCGCTTCAACCACCTCGCGACTGACCGCACCCACCGACTCGAACAATTCACCCGGCACATTCAATTGCTGGGTTTTCTGTCGATTGGAATACGTGACGTAGCCCGCCTCGAACCACGCCGAACTGCCCGGGATCCTGGTGATAGCTTCGGCAATCCCGCCACCGGTACAAGACTCGGCGGTGGTGACGTGGGCATTGAGCAGTTGCAGACGTCGGCCAAGGTCGGCGGCCAGTTGAGTGATCTCTTTCACGGCGTGCTCCGGATCGTGTGGAATGCCTCCACCGTACACGAGCCGGTTGCGCTTTCAATACACAGACTCATTCAAAATGTTCGGGCGCGAGCGCTCTGACATACGCCTGACACGCCTGCAAGGCGATCAGTCCACGGTCGCCGGTGTCGGTGATGGCGATAATTCGTTGAGCATGCGCCGAGTCAAGTCGGGCGCGTACGGTTGCATGATCCACGTTGCCGGCGCCGGCGGTGGCTGGCACGTTGCAGCCTGGGGCAGCGTCGCTGGCGTCGAGAAGGACTGACAGGCGCACATCAGCAGTGGCAAGACGATCGCGCAGGCGATCCTGATCACGTTGGGCATCGCTCAGCGCTCGGTAATGGGTTTGTTCACTGGCCGCGAGCCGCTGCTCCAACGCCAGACGTTTATCCTGCTCGGCCTGCTGCGCTGCAGCGGCGGTCTGCGTCAGTTGATTGAGGGTTTCGGCGTTTAACCGGGCCTGCTCGGCCAATTGCCGTTCGTAGCGCCACCCCTGAAACTGCCAGGCCGCAGCAAAAGCACCAGCGGCCAGCAATAAGATGCCGATCACTCGCCAGGAGATTGGCATAGCACTGCCCTCGCCCGCGCCCAGATTTCCAGGCGATCCTGCAAGCCGTTCAACCCGCCGTTGATTCGCCGGGTGATGGTGTTGAACTGATCGCGATCGGCCAGTTCATTCAAGCCGTTCTGCTCCCAGAACCATGCCGCGGACTCGGCAGCCCATTGTGGCTGTTCGAGCAGTTCGGGCAGGGACAACAGACGTTCATCACCGAACAGGCCAACGCTGCACTGGCGATAGTTGCTGCGACCAGTGATCTGGATCAGTCCGCGACCACGATACTTCTGCCCGTCGCCATCGGCCTCCGGAGTATTGCCCAGACGTAAAGCCAAAGTGCCGGTGTCGTATTTGCTCAGGTATTGGTTGTTGCCCAGTTCCCGCACATAGCGCAGTTGCCCGGACTCGTGCCCGACCTGCGCGAGGAACGCCGCGACGCGTTTGGGCGAGTCGATATGACGGCGCGCCATCGCGCTGTTGAGTGCAGAAACAAAAACGCCCGCTTGGGAGCGGGCGTTCGGCATGATGTCGATAAGGTTGCTTTCAGTTATTTGCATAATGCTTGATCCTCCCTGGATATTGCCCCCGATTGAATCACGGTTGACGGACAACAGCCCCCAGCCATTTTTTTGCCAGACTTGTCACTGAGCTGGCCGGGGCTGCGTTTTCGAGGGTTTCATTCAATGGCAGAACTTGGCCGCCAGATAACAGCCAGGCTTGATAGTCAAGCCAGTCGCGATTGGTTGGATCCTCCGGGATAAACGAAGAGTCCTCCGTGCGCAGTACTCCGCAAGTGGTCAGTTGATAGGTCATGGGTTCACTCCTAGATCTCAGCGTCCGCTGTCCATTCAATCTGCAATCCGTTACCGGGCTGACTGTTTACAGGCGTCACAGTGCCGATCGCGAAACTGCGCTGTGTCACACTTTGCACAATGGTGCCTGTGCAAGGCACTCCCTGCGAATAGTTCCAAATCTGATTACTTGCATTTCCAGGGCAATACAGGACAACAGTAGGCTGCACTCTTTTCTGAGTCTGCATGTCTACGACCATCCCGTATTGACCGGTATTTCCAGGCGCAGCCTGAGTAAACGAAACAATGCAGGTGCCAGTGCCGTTGTTTGCACGAATCGGCAAACGGTTGGCAAAAGATTTTTCGAAATAACGCTGACACAACGTCAATTCTTCGCCAGAAAGACGGTATTCGAATGGCGTGGAAACCGGTCCCTCTTCCAATTGCACCTGAGTCAGGTCGACGGTTTGCAAAACGTTGAGCGGCAAATCAAAAGCCAAGCGCAAATAATCATTGGCACCGAGCATTTTCCCCGCGATCGATGGCACCTGGAAGGTTGCGCTGTACTTGCCCCATGCAGTGCTCAATGGAAAAACATCGACTACTTTGACGACGGCTTCCGAACCACCATTGCCAAAGTACTGGCCGATCGTCACTTTCAATGAGCGTGTGGCATCGGAGCGCGCCCAAAAGGTCACGGTGGCGGTTCGTCCGGCCAGAGTCCTGACCGACTCAACGCTTTGGGAAATCTTGTGCTCGGTAGCGCCGACGCCCGCTGAGGTTTGCTGCCAGCGTAAAAAATAAGCCGGCTCGCCTGTCACTTCTGTCTGCCCCGGAGCAAAGTCCTGGCGAGAGATGGTCACGGCAGCATTGCCATTCCAGTCGCAGCGAAAACGATCCGCTACATAGCCACCGATATTTGGCCCTTGGTTGGTCGTGCCGCGCTGCCAGATATCGAACCCGCCATTGATCAGTACATTCCTGCGATACACCTGCACAGGAAACTGCTGTAGCGGATCAGGCCTGGACAATTGACGAATCGCCTGTGCCAGTTGATCGGTCTGGTTTTCATCGGGTTTCAGACCCGCTGCGGTAATCGCGCTGAGAATCTCTTGGGTAACACTGTTGCCCCAACTCGCAGGGATCAACGATCCCGGTGTTCCCGCGATGGCATCTTCATCGACAAACTTGCCGTCGACCAAGCCTGAGCCTGAGACGTTTTTTGGGTAATCCATGTATATCTATCCTTGATTGAGAGCGAACCGCTCAGCCATTGGCCCGCAGCAAATCTTCAAGCCAGTCAGGCTCGACCGGGCGCGAACTTGCCTCCGGGAAGTCTGGATGATTGGGCCAGTCGCGCAGCGCCTGCCGATAGGCCAGGAGTTCTTTGAACTCCTCGGAACGCAAAGTCGTACCCTCACCCACCTCCAGTTCTTCGGCATCACGAAACACCAGCCACTGGGTGTTTTGCAGAACGCGGTTGCGCCATGCGCGCTCGTGGCTGGCAAGCGTTGCAGGAGAAACGACGGGGTCGGTCAAAACGGGCTGACCACTGGCACTGGCGCTGATGATTTTGCCGCTCGCCTGGCCGGCAAACAGTTCGGAGTATTGCGCCTGGGTGATTTCCACCGCCCCTTCAGGCAGTTCGGGAAGAGCACTTTCGACCCGGTCAAAACCGAGGCTTTGCGCATAGAAATAAATAGTCATGGTCAGTACCCCCAAACCAGAATGCGACCCGAAATGCCTGAATCAACCTTGACACTTGAAGCCTGGACACTTCGGACCCTAGCCACCACTGTCGTTGTCGTGGAGTTCGCGCCATCAAATGCCCAAACGGTGACGTTGGAGGCACCCCAACCTGCCGGGTAGCCTTCATTGGCAACACCGCCGAGGACAGCATTGGGAAACCTGATCGGCAGCGACACCGTCATGTTGCCATTCGCATCGGAGCCCCCCGTTACCCACTGCAGGATCAAACCGCTGGGAAACTTTTGATATCCCGATGTGCCGAACTGTACGGCGTAACTGGCTGAGTACTTCAGCGCAGCGGTGCCATACACCACCCACACACCTGACTCTCTGACAAAGTTCGCACTCTCACCATTGTTCAAAACGATCGACGCCAGATAAGCCCCTTGCGGGCTGATCTGTGTGCCGGTTTTACTGGCCACGGTGACGGGAGCGCTGTTACGGCAATGCAGGCTGATCGTGGCACCGCTCGGCACCGCAGCGGCATCCGGAAGCGTCACGGTATACGTCGCGTTGCCACCGAGACCGATCGAACAGCCAACGTCGGCCTGGGTCAATTGGGTGGCGGCGAATATACCGCGAGCACTTGCGTAGCTGCCCAGCGCCCGCTGCACAAACTCGGACGTTGCTGCCGAGCGTCCGCCATCAAACTGAGGCGCTGTCATGAACAATGCCGGGCTGCGCAGTGCCCCCAGCAACTGATTGTTTGACGACTCGTTCGGCGTCAGACCGGCAGCTTGAACAACGTTGAGAATTTCTTGCGTGACGCTGTTGCCCCATGTCGCCGGGATCAGCGAACCGGGTTTTCCGGCAATGGGGTCCTCATCGACAAACTGGCCGTTGACCAGTCCGACACTGGGCACACTCTTGGGATAGTCCAATGTTCATCTCCTTGATTGAAATACAGTGGGCGCACAGGCCTTAGCCAATCGCGCTGGCCAGCCAAAGCGGCACTGACGGCCGGGAATCCGCTGCGGGAAAAAGCGCCGAATCAGGCCAGTCGCGCAGCGCTTGTCGGTACTCGAGCAGTTCCAGATATTGCGCAGCCTTGAGCAAGGTTCCGCGCCCCAGTTCCTGCTCATCGCGATGGCGAGTGACCAGCCATTCAGTCGCAGAAAGGGATGCCTGACGCCAGCTACGTTCGGCTGTCGAAGGCGCTTGATCTGCTACAACCGACGCCTGGAGGATCACCGGACTTTCCTGCGCGGGCAGTGGGTCGGCAGCTGTCGGCGTCTCACTGATCGGTGCGCCGATCTCGACCGCCTGACCATCCGGCACTCGCACCATCGACTCGACAAAGGACGGTGCAAACAGTTGGCTGATTGCGTAGTCACCCGTGTCGATTCGTTCGACGACTACGCCGTTTTCGATCCGTGCATAAACGGCCATTACTCGTACTCCCAGATTTCACAGAAAGCGTTACCGCCGACACCGCTAAGGACAGAGGCGGACGCACTGGTCGAACAAGAACCGCTGCCACCCGAGCCTCGGCTCCCTGAAGTACCGGGGCCACTGAGGCCCATCAACGGGCCACCGCCGTCAAACGGGCTCGCCCCGCCACCGCCGGCCAATACGCCCCAATTGGCGTTGTACATGGCGTAACCACCGCCCACTCCACGTGCGTTAGCCAGGTTGCCACCCGTGACGGCTTGCCCTCCGGCGCCACCCTGGACGAAGCTGACTGCCGTGGCTGTCACGGGGAAGGTCAGGATTTGCCCGCCCATGCCTCCCGCCGCGCTCATGTAGCTGCCAAAAGAAGCACCACCACCGGCCTGCCCCATCGCGTTACGTGAAGCGCCACC